TAATTTAGCAGCATCTTTGATGGCATCTTGAACCAAATCTAATTGTTGAAGTTTGTTTCTTAGATCATCACCATATGCTTCTGATTTTTGTAGGGATTTTTGAAGTTCTTTATTAAGTTCTCCTACTTTAGCCATCTCACTTTTAACTAAGTCAAGACTAGACTCTGCTGTGTTAACAGCGACTTCAAGTTTAGCGTTATTTTCTCTGAGAGTAGCGATACGAGCTTGAGTGTCATTATAGTACCAATAAAAAGCACCGACCAAACAAGCCATTAACATACCCGCTACTATAGCTATTTTAATACCCATAGCATTATTGTAACAAATATGTAATGATTAGCAAATGATTTTAACTAAAAGGTTAAAAGAGACAGAAATTTGGCACCGTCATTTTTTTGACAGTGCCATCTTCACGGATTGATTTATAACCTATTGAAAGTGCAGGAAACTTTTCTGCACTTTTTTGTTGACAAGTAAGGCATCTTACTGTAGTATGTAGAAACAATGAAGACTCAATGGATTGGTGGCTAGAAGCAGGTGGATGGGATATCACCTACCCTGACTATTCATGGTACAAAGATGACGAAACTATGTTTGCCAGAATACGTGAACAGAACCAACTGATACTTGACTTTGCCCAGAAACACATGCTACAATGGAAACAACACCATAACTATAATAATAATATTTTTATTACAACTTATAAAGGCAACTAATGTATCCAGTTGAGACACGAAATAACTACCTTGTGCTGACTCCAGATGGCGTAGGTAGTACATACCTACAACGAGCCTTGACTGTGTATCTGCAGTGTGCTGATTTAGACTATTGGAATACACACGAATTGTTAAATGGTTTAGGAGTTGAAGACGGTAGCCTATACAAAGACTTTACATTGGGATACAGTCAAACAATTGAAGATATTTGCAACAAATTATTAATTACCGGAAATTTCTTAGTTAGTCGTATCGCACGTTATCATATAACAAACAGATTAGCAGGACGTGAAGAGAACTATGCTGATCTTTATCGAGAATGCAACCGCAAGTTTCGCACAATCATATTTTGTGCAAGAGATCCTTTTGAATATGCACTAAGTTGGAGTATAAGAAAACAGTCAGGGAAATTAAATGTCTACAGTATAAGAGAAAGAACAGAAGCTCATGGATTAGGTGTTAAAGAACCAATTGATTTGGATTTTTTTCAAAGTAAACTAGATCAATATACAGAATACAAATACTGGGCTGAAGATAATTTTAATATTACAAAAAAAGTAAACTATGATGATTTACATAATAATGTTGATCAACAAATGCAAGAAATAACAGGATTGGACCATACTGTTAAGGATAAAATAGGCATTAGTTTACAAGACTATAGTCGGTACAGGTATCTTCTTAGTATGTACAAACAAACAAAAGACACGCAGTATTTTTCCAATGGCATAGACGTAATAGATGAAATGTGTAGTTTGCATGGCATGATTGAAAGATTGAATTATAGTCTCAGACTTCCTAGTTCAATGCCTATAAAGATGAACACAATGGCCAATAAACGTTCACGTGTAACAAATTTTGACCAAGCAGTTGAAACTTATAACAATTGGGCTCTTAAAGGCAACAGGCATACAATTGTCACAGAAGAAACAATACGAAATCGAATAGATACAGAAAAACAAATCTATGCTGATCGATGATTTAAAATACTTTAAACGTACTAGAAATTATACAAACAGATTTAATGGAATGGACCATCCTTTAAAGTCTGCAAACTATACTAGCAAAAAATTTTGGGAATATCCAGTACAAGATTTTGATTATCAATATAATAGTTGGGGTTTTCGAGGACCTGAATATGAACAGTATATTGGCAAGCCTGTAAACATATGTTTAGGTGATAGTTTTACAGTTAATGTAGGTGGTCCTGTTGACCACAGTTGGTGTATTCAATTAGCAGAACATTTTGATATTCCTACACTTAATCTAGGCATGGACGGAGCAGGTAACGATGCAATAAAACTAGTTTACAATCGTGCTTGTAAAGTATTTGATGTACAGAATACATTTGTTATGTATTCATATCTCCATAGACGCTTGATCAATGGGGAATTCATACAAGATGTAAACAAAGACAAAGAAAATTTTGAGTATTTTTTAGAACAGCGTATACCAAATGTAGTTGAGTGTGCATTGCCATTTTGGTGTTGGTCAGACCAAGAAAAAGAATTCATACGAGAGCAAGGTTTATTTTTCTTGGATACTAACCACACTGTTAATTTCAATAATAATCTTTCGGCAAATAGGAAAATCTTTGTTGTCGAAAGTTCATACAACAATCTACGTGATCCAGATTGGCCAACCTATACAGAATTTATAAATGGTGCTGATCCTCATCAAGATATGTTTACAGAACAGTTTGGTCAATTTGTTGATGGCAAGTTACTTTATGTTAATAGAGACGGCCATCATATGAATAACAATCTCAATAACATATACGCAGACTATCTATATCAACAATGGAAACAAAATAATGAATCATAAAATACTCAACAAACTAGAACAGATGATCCATGTATCACCAATTGGTCCGACATATACAAAACCCACTTTTACAGGGTCAGCTGCAAAAGCAAACGAGGACATAAGTCCAATAAACATACTGATAACAACAGTATGAAATAATTTTTCAAAATAACGCATTTTAGTTCCTTTATTAAGCTAGTGCCCTAATCCGCTCTACAAGACGGTTGGCACGGTTAGTTACTTGTCGATACCATCGAGAATCGACCATTTCATCAGCGGCACGATCCCAATCACGCGCATCAACACCTGACTTCATACCTTTGAACTTAGAGAGACGAGGACGTCCCATATTAAACATCATATTAGCTATGACCCTTTGAGCTTCTTCTGGCAAATCGTTAAAGTCTGGGTATAGCTTGTTGCAATCTGACAAGACTGTTTCGATATCTGATTCGAAGGCTTCAACGACTCTATCGTTATCGACGGGCGTTCCGACTGGTAATCCGGATTCGGGGTCGTCATCGCGAACAAGATGACCAATACCAAAAGTAGCAAGACCGAGGTGGTCCAGATATATTTCGTGCACTTCACCTTCATCAGCTGCAATTTCCTCTCTTAATTTTTCAATATTCATATACGTTCCTTTCTATTGTTTTAAAATTGTTTTTTCTATCTAAGAATTTATACTCTAACTTTTCTAGGTTAAAAACTTCTAATTCTTTAAATATGTGTTTTGGTTCAAAATCTTTACAGCTATAAATATCAAGTTGTATTACTGCAGGAATATTTTCATCCCAACTATGAAAAGCTATATGGCTGGTTTCAATAATAACTATGCCCGTTAATCCTCTATTACCAACCATATCAGAATAAGCAACAATTGGTCCTTTTAAAAGCTTCATATCTATTTTAGATATTAAAGAAGTAAGCCACATAGAACACCAAGAAGTACTAGTAGGAGGGTTTAAAACCTCAGCCCTCATAAGTAAGTGCTTATGTACAAGATCAGTCATATCCTTTTTTCTCGTGAAGTTTACGCATATAGTAGTCTAAACGATCCTCGTCCATTACTTTTCTCTGACGTTCTGTTTTTTTAAGTTCCTGTTTGTCAAGCACAGTAACTTTTTGTGTCCAGTTATCTCTTTTTATAGGAATAACCTGACAGATTGGCGTACCTGCAGGGATTATAACGGGTTTTCCTCCAGGCTCCAAATCCGTATGTAAAAAAGGAATATTGACTACATTATTATATACGTCTGAGTCTACTAGACCTGTAAGGGGAATGATAGGAGATTCTAGTCGATTAATGCAAGGAAGATAAAGTACAGAATAGTCCTTAGGTGTTTCAATAATCCAAGGATTCATATATTTAAGAATCTTCATATTCTCAAAAGCAGAACCTTTTACTTGAGATGCTGGATGTGACTCAATTGGTTTCCATTTTTCAATCAACATTTGATGATGATCGTCAATAAAAGGAAGATGAATAACACCATCAGAAGTGAGTTGAATTATTATATCCATGTGTGCAAGCATAGTGTAGCCAGCAGTCATAGCATCTAAAAAAGGCATACAGCGCTTTACAGAAGATACTGTTCCTAACCTATCATCTTCAACTTTAGGTGGTATACTTTTGAACCACGGGGGTACAACTTTTTTAGAAGGTACTGGAGGAAGTACGATTTGATCAGGAAAATCATGTATTAAATGGAATTTAATTGTTTTGTTTGTGGGCATAGCCTACCTATGTGTTTGGGTTAGTGAATGAAGACGGAACATCTTCTATTGAATCAACAATTCTACCACAATCACACACGTCACAGGAACAAGATTCACAATCTGGTGCGTAGCAATGGCACGAATGACCGCAAGTTTTACAAGTTTTTTTGTCTATACCCATTCTTCTGTAAGTCCTAGGTCTTTAAGTGAGCAATTCTGCTTATCATTCAAAATCCAAGAGAGTTCTTGAATTAATCGAGTATACCACATTTTATCATATTGATCGTGTGCCTTCTCACGGTCTTCTGCAAGCTGTGCAATCCTAGCGTTAATGTAGGCATCTGAAGAATACTTTACTACTCGTCTCATGCTGCTACCTTACTTTCTTCAATAATAGTTAAAGGATTCATTGGACTTACGCCCAACATATTTCCCCATGCTTCATAATAGTGTCTCATTCCAACTTCATCATGAATTGTAGAATTTTCATGGCGACCATGTAGAATGTTTCTCGATTCGGTACCTTCTCTCATTGTGGTGCCTTGCCCTGCAACACCAATTAAATCTTCATGTAGGTTACGACCAAACGGACCCCATATACTGTTGTGGTGTTTGATTCTTGTTTGTCTTTCTTCTGGAGTATCTTTTCTAAGACCATACCCTCTAAACTCTATAAGAACTTTATTTGGCCCAAGAGGTGTTACCGAGTCTGAACGATATGCAGAACCCCGTAAGTTGAAGTTAAATCCAGGGAATAAATCAACCATATACCATTGATTTGGTGGAAGATTGGGAAAAGATAACTCCCCTCTATCCTCAAAGCCGTCATACTCTTCATAGTTAACAGTAAAGCTAGACACGTTAACATGACCATTTTCAAAAGGAATGTTCTTTCTAGCAAAGTATTCATCGTTAAATCCTGACACACGATTAAAATAGTGCATAAAGTCGTGATAGAATTCAGAATTAGTGTCATGCCACAATTTGTAATTAGTGTCAATTACAGCTTTGTGATAATGAAAGACTTCCATTTCTTCTGTGTCAATTGCATCTGCAATACAATCAAATGCTCCAGCAGTCCATTCATCCACACTCTGTATAGGGTTAGGATCAAGCGTGACCCATACCATTCCACCGTGTTTAACTTCACAGTGTAGTTGTGGTTCAACGGTTACAATCGGCGCAGCTACTGTACCAGAAGGTGAATTAAATCTATGGTTACGATATGCTTTAACACCGTCTTTGGTATTCACTGCAATTACGTTCTGTCCAGCAATCTGTGTAGTTCTATAGTTGCCTTCATTATACATCTCTGAGAGGTGACACATAGGAACCCACACCTTTGCAAAAATTTCTTCTTGTTCACGTAAGTAGATTTCATGATTGTTATAACACTCACTACTAATATATTCTACTTTTGGGGTTTTAGTCCAGTTTGAGTGATTACGTGGTGGCATTTAACTAGCCTTTCCTATATTTTTGACTTTTTGGAGGCGATTTTTTAGATCCTGAAGGTCCGGCCCAATAGACTTTATCAGCCCAGTAAGCTGCTGACATTTTTCCTTTGGCGATATTACGGGCGTGCCTTGCTTTAAATGATCTACGTGCCTCTGGAGAATAGTTGTGACCCATAGAAGAGTCTCCAAAGTGTATAAGTCGCACCTTGTCACCTTCCTTGGCGAGTACCATGCCCTTCTTGCCTTCTCTGTTTGATCGTCTTGGTTTGTTGAATCCATCAAATTTTGTTCCTCTGTAATCAATTTTACCACTAGGTAATCTCTTCACTCCTGGGTATTTTGCCATCGTATCTATCCTTTATTTCATTAACAATTTGCCACTGCCTGTGGGTTAATTGTGGGTATCTGCTTTGAGCTAGCATACACCCAAGTATAAAATCTTTTTCAGCGTCCGTCAAAGCGTGTTTATCGAAAAAATCCTTTAAAGGCTTTCTTATTCTTCTTGTTTTAGAAGTCAATATCTTTACCCTTATTTTCCCAAGTTTTGTAACGAGTAGGTTCAGGACCTTTTGGGCCGTTATCTTCGAAAGGGTGTGGTTCTGATAAAACAGAATCACCAGTATCACTAGGGATATCATATATAAAAGGATCAAGTTCCATCAATTGTTTTTTCTTACTCTGAAATTCTCGCTCGAATTTCCAATCCTCATATTTATTGAGTAGCCAACTTATCATATTGTAGTCTCCTATTTTTTAGTAGAGGTAAAAAGGGTACAGCATCTTG